TTCTGTTTTGAAATATGTTGTGGATGATGGTCAACAGGTTGAGCCCGAGTACTACGTGCCTGTGCTCCCTATGATTCTCGTGAATGGAGCTGAAGGTATTGGTACGGGTTTTAGCTGTTATGTGCCCCCATATGATGTGGAGGTCCTGAAACACAATATCCAATGTGCTTTGGATCAGGTGGCAATGGCCCCGATGGTCCCACACTTCAAGGGGTTCCGTGGCCGGACTACAAAGACCAAGGACCATACATGGGTCCTCGAGGGAATCGTAGAAAAGGAGGGGACTCAGCTCCACGTCACAGAGTTGCCACCGGGCAAGTGGATCCAGGATTTCAAGGAACACTTGGACGATCTTGTTGAAAAGGGGACGATCCAAAAGTACGAGAACCATTCCACAGAGACCCAACCAGACTTTCGCGTCTGGGGGGCGTCGTTCGAGGACCCGGTCAAGGAGCTAGGCCTGACCAAGACGATCCATACGAGCAACATGTACCTCATTGGACCGAACGGTCCGAGCGGCTCTGCCGCGAGCGAAGGTCAACCGACCTTCTCCGTCAAAAAATACAACAGTCCTGAAGAGATTCTGGTCGACTACCTGGATATTCGGTTGGGTGTGTACAAGAAACGCAAGGCGTGGCTCCTCAATGAATTTGATTCTGAAATTGAGTGGCTCAGTGAAAAGGCTCGATTCATCACGGGGGTGATCAACGGAAGCCTCAAGGTTCTGAACGTTCCCTTGGCCCAAGTCCAAGCGCAACTAGCCAAGGCGCAATTTAAGGATGAAATTTGGGAGAAACTCATGGATATCAAGACGTACCAGTACGTTGCGGAGGAGGTCAAGCGCCTCCAGGACTTGGTCGCAAAGCGCAAGACGGACCGAGACACGCTCAAGGCGACGAGTGTGGTTCAACTGTGGAAGAATAATATGGGCGAGTTGTAGAAGTGGAATGCAAAAGGCGTTTCAAAATGTAATTATGCTTGAAAAACGAGTTCAAGCATCTGTATTTAACCTTTTTAATAAAGACATAGGCCCCGTCCCGTCGTCCCCGGCGAGTCCAGCGCCTGGTTCTGCGAACGCACCCACACCCCAAGAAACACCCGTGGCCCTTGCGCCCATAGAAGTGAACGGATTTTATAAAGTCACTGGACCGACTCAAGTAACTTTTTACGTCACGTCAGACCGTCCAGTGATGCCCATAAGTGCTGGTTGGATCGGGGATGGGTTTACAGGAATTATGGGTCAGATTCAAATTGTAGGGATTTCACTCGCTGCAGGTCCCGGATACAACTGGTCTTTTATTCTTCAGACGGACACGGACCAAAACATAGAGGGTACACAACAGGCCACAGGGGCTATTCTTTATCCACCGAACCAGCTTCAATACTCGAACAAAAAGATGAAGGTGCCCATTTATGGCTATTACGACACAAAACAGGGTATGACGACGTTTTACTTTACGGCACCTCCGCCGACTCAGACGAGTGTTGGATGGACCATCACAGGTCTTCCTACGATCAAAGTCCCTATGCGCGTGACATCGTATTCGCAAAACATCGCCCAAGTGAATGCTCCTATAATGAATCAGATCATACATTACACAAACTTGGCAACACTCGAACCCGTAGATGGAAGCGCAATTCCAAACAATTCGAACCAAATTTTTGTGAATGGCGTTCCGGCTATGATTCAAGAGCCTTTATTTACAAACACTTTCGTTCCCGGAAAGTTTACAAACTACGTTTCACCTTCAACCGCGAGCGGAATACCAAACGTACAGGTCCAGCTCAATTCGAACGTTCACGCTGGGACGTACCCGGTGCTTCGGGACCTCAATACAGATGTGGAATGGGAAAACGTTCTCTCAGACGGTCGTCTCTTTCCAGAAAGCAAATACATTGAAGAAAAGAACAAGGGGTTCAGTTCCGGCTCCATCCTTGCGCTCCAAGCCATTGGACCACAGGAAAAGTACCTTTTGACGGATGATATGAGCAAGTCTCAATGGAACCCCGAATTTAAGCGGTACTCGAATTTTGTCATGTACCAACGCGTGTATCCTTTTCCGCCTCCAAACCCTTTTTATCAAGGGTCTGTCATCCAAATCGAGCTACGGCCAACAGAGTTGGGCCATCTCCTGTCAAACATGTACCTCTCTGTGACTTTGCCAGCCCTTCCCGGGAGCAACAGCTACACACCAAATGTCGGTCGGGCTCTTTTGCAGCAGGTGGATCTCCTCGTGAATGAGACTATCGTCGAGACTTTGTACGATGATTGGTACGTTATTCGGGATCAAACGTTCTTGGATGCGGATGAGCAGCTTGGTATTCAGACGGCACTGAACGTGTCGAACGCTCAAGTCGGAGGGACGATTACCATCCCTCTTGAGTTTTTCTTTTGTCGCCGGCATTCACATAATAATAAAGGACGTGAGCGTCTTCGGAGACCATATTTGCCGACGTGCGCTATGTGGGCTCAGCGATTGTACGTGCGTTTCACGTTCCGACCGAACACGTGGTGGTGCAGTGCACCTGTTGCAAATAAAACAGACGTGTACCCGACAGGGACGGCACTCTGGCCAAATCTCATTACTGAAGAAATTTTACTCGAGAATCCAGAGAAATTGTACTATCAAAACACACCCCTCAAGTACATTGTGAATCGTGTCCAAAAAGAGTCGACCCTTTCATTCACGAGCGCGAACCCTACTCTTCAGTTGACGGCCAACTACCCTGTTCAACTTCTTGCCTGGTTTTTTCGTAACAAGAATTTTGAAAAGACAACTGATGGACGGTACTATGCGTCTCGGTACAGCTATGGGTACTCGACTCAGTACATTCAGACGGGTATTCAGCTCCAGTTTCCTTCGGGAAATGCCAATTTCGTGGACGTGATTAATAACGCAAAGATTACCTTGAATAACGTGGACATTCTAAGTACATTCCAAGGGTCTCTGTACTATGGCTTCAAGCAACCTATGGAACACTACCTTTCGATACCTTCAAAGAACATCTATACGTACTCTTTCGGGTTAACGCCGAAAGAGTACAATCAGGGTGGGTACTTGAATTTTGCAAAGCTAAACTCACAAACGACATATATACAACTGAACTTTAACCAAGCTTATACAAATCAGATTACGTCTGGATACAATCTGTACCTGTTCTATTATGGATACACTCTTCTTCAATTTCAGGGCGGATTTGCTTCCCTTCCGTTCCTGTAAGCTTTCGAAGCGCTTCCACAATTCCGTTCGAAATTGCCCATCGCAAAAAGTTCAGTTGGGCACATGTGGTGGTCAGACCCTGAAAATCGATACGCTCTGTCCGACAAAACGGATCAAAAAGCTTTTTGCTGTACCCGTCCAAGCTAGACTTGTATGCGACGTGTACCGTAAAGACCTTGCCGTTTGGAGCCGTGAAGGACACGTGGTTCGCCTTTGAGTAGTTCGTCACAAACCATTCGAGCTTACGGAGAGACGGGCCTTTTCCTTGACCTAAAATGTCATGGAGCTGTTTACTATTCTCTGGAACCTCAAAGAACTTGGTGAGACTTGAAAGTAAAAGATCACTTTTGCTTCCCATTACTCAATTTTAGGTCTGAATTCTCTAAGTCGGTCGAGTCGAAACGCTGCGCGTTTCTCAGTCCCAAGGTGCCGCCACTTCTTCCTCTTCCTTCTTTTCGGGTGGTTTGTAGTGCGGACACTGTTTCTGGTGAAAGCCGCAATATCCATTCTCTTGCGGCTTTTTCAAGCACCTCTGTTTCGCCTTGTTTATTCCTTTACAGAAATTCCCTTCGACCCGTACCGTATCTTTGATGAGCCTCTCGATGGGAATTTCGTAAAGCCGAGAAACCTCCTCGAGAACAGCCCTGGTTCTGATATTGACGCGACGCGCCACTTCGTCTTCTATGGTTTGAAGAATCTGTTGTTGATACGCCTGTGTTTCTGAATCGCGATGTTCACATCGCTCCATACCTACTATACGTTCGGAGCTTTTAAGGGTTTTGAAAACCGAGCCAGGAACGCTTTCCGTGCCTCCACTTCTGACGTGCTCACCGTCTTGACCATAAACTTTTTGTCAAAGATCAAGTCGGCACTGACCAAGGGTTCCAGAAGGTCTTGTACGGGCTTTTTGAACTGGTTCGTGAAATAGTACTGATAATCAAGCGGAACGGCGTGTTCCCGTGCCCACACGGGGTCCTCAGCCTTTTCAAACATCTTGCCCTCACCTTTGACAATGACAAAGGCGACGCGATCACCCTGTTGAGGCTCGGACCCTGGCGTGCGTTCGCGCATCTTGTTCCTGACCGTGACGTGTGGCTGAGGCACCTTGTATTCAGACGCGAGCTGCTTACTCATCAAAAGCTTTTCAGGGGGGACATCACCCGCCATCAGTTTTCGAGCCGCCTCACGTGCAAAAGATATAACGGGTGTCGGGTCACTCGAGTCGAGAACCATGTTCAAAAGAGACTTGAGCGTCTCACGCACGTACGGACAACTGTCACGGCGGACCACTTGGAGACCCTTGATGTCAATCTTTTTGAACACCACTGCGTCCCCTTTCTTTTCGAACATTTTGGCAGCGTACCGCTTTTTTGAATACAAAAAGTACGGACAATAGACCTTCTCAAGTTCGAGATCGTTTGGCGCCTTGAAGAGTTTCGTACACTGCTCAGCAGCCTGTTCACCGAGTTGCCATGAATAATCGATCGCGTCTTGGCCTTTACGGCCCTGTACGTCAAACTCGACCATCACAGAGTCCGTGTCACCGTACCGCACCTTTGCACCGGGGAAGTTCGCTTCGACGTAATTCTTGGTCTCCTCGATCATCTGGCGACCACGCATCGTCACCGTTGAGGCAATAGCCACGAGGGGTAACATACCCTTGGAGGCGCCCGTAAACCCGTAAATGGAATTCATGCTGATCTTGTATGCGAGTTGTTGGCCGTTATAAATAGCCTCCATGGGCGTTCCTTCGTGTTGCGCCATCAACTTCTTCGCCTTTTTGCGAAAGGCTTTGAGGTCTGTCAGAATGGTGGGGAGGAGGGAAGTGACAGGCTTGCCGTCACTTCCCGACTGAGCAAACTTATGTGGCCCATACGTTTCGTACTCCACACCCTCGATATTATCGTACTTGGGGTTCATCACAAGGGTCGAAAAACACAAGTTGTGTGCACACATGATGGACGGGTACAGAGACGCAAAGTCCAGAGCCGTGATTGGCCCGTAGTACGCCCCCGTCTGTGCCTCAAGCACAGTCGCACCTTGGTACCCTTCGGGCTCGGTTCCATCGGAACCGAGCCCCGCGTCCCTCTTGAACGTCGGGATAATAAAGTTGAGTTCCCGCGCCTTCTTTGCCATTTGAGAAAACACCTTGATTTGTTGACCCCGTTCACTCAAAAATGAGAGCGGGACCCAACACGCCTTGGCCATCTCAATTTGGTTTTGAATTTGACACAATTTGTCCAAGAGTTTGTGTGGTAAAACTGTATCCTGGATACAATAGGCTGCAACCTCCCCAAGTTTTTGAGGATCACCTTCTGCGTACCGCCCAAAGATTTCTCGAACAGGCATATCGTTCTTTTGATCGTTCAAAAAGTGTTTTGACACATTGTTGAGTGAATAGGACTCGAGCTTGTGTTCACGTTTCACATCCTGGAACAAGTCAAACACGTACCGACCTTTCATTGGGGTCATTTTCAATAGATTGTTTCCAAGAGCCGAACTCGAAAGGTTCTTTTCGACGACCTTTTCGACCGGATCGTTCTTGACGCGGCCCCATACGGTACTTGCGCCTGTGAGCACGGCCCGAACGTGCAAAAACTCCAAGTCGAACCCGAATATGTTCCATCCTGTAATGATATCTGGATCCATCTTGATGAGGTACTTTTGGAACGCGTCCAGAAGTTCGCGTTCCGTCTCGAACGAGTCGTACCCTTCTGTTTGTTTGAGGCACAGGCAGTGACGAATCGTAGATTCTTCGCCCCGTCCAAACGCTTTGGTTGTCATACCAATCTGGAAAACAACATCGTTCGGGTTTCGAGGGTC